CGGTTATCCGTAACGCTACAGGTAACTTGCAGTTCCCACGTGTTGGAACAAAAGCAACTGGAGCAAGCGCAACCGAGGTTGGAAATACGACTGCTGCGGGCTTGGTTTTGGATTCAGTTAGCATGACGCCTGAGCGAGTAAGTGCAAAAACTACTTATTCAAAACAACTCATCCTACAGGGAGGTGTGGGCATAGATACGCTCATCGCGAACGACTTGAGCGCAGCGATGAACGCATACATCGACGACCGAGCGTTTGACGTGATTTTGGCCGATACCGATGTAGACGACCAAACAACCGCAGGGGCAACCAACACTACCAATTTCTCGGCTATGGCAGTAGCTATGGAGGCGGCTGTTTTGGCTGCTGGTGGCAACATGGCCGCAGCGCGTTACGCAATGAGTCCAAAGGCGTATGAGTTGACTAAAAACGCGGTAGCCGTTACTGGTGTTTCTGCTTTGTTCGAAAACGGACAATTCAACGGATTCCCAGCGACTGCTACGCCTTACCTCATCAACAACGCAAACGCGGGTGAAGGGCAGGTAGTATTCGGAAACTTTGCACAAGGCTTGTTGTTGGCTTACTTCGGTGGCCTCGACTTGTTGGTGGACCCATATAGTGCAGCGGGCAACGCGCAAGTAACTTTGCACGTCAACCGTTTCTTCGACGTTGCTGTACGTCAGCCAGGCGCTTTGAGCATCTGCACGGACTTGGCAGTATCTTAATTCATAACGTGATAATTTGGGAAAGGGGCGGCTTCGGTCGCCCTTTTTTTATGCTCTGAAACCCCAGTAAATACAGGGAAAACGAAAAAACATTTAAAATAATTACGAAAAAAGTTGCGTAGAAAGGAAAGGTTGCCTTATATTTGAGACATCAAACAACAACAAACAAACACTTTTAGTTATGTACAACTACACAAACGAACCGACAAAAAGCCTTTTGATTGAATTGCAAGCCACTAAAAATGCTATCAAATTCGGAACACTTCGCGGTCAATGGCTGCGAGGCGCAAAAGCCACAGTACACCATATTCAAGACGAACTAAATAGCCGCGAAAACAACCACTAAAAACACGCCATGCCTGTAAAAGCAAAGCCAATGTTTTAAGCCCCTCACGGGGCTTTTTTTTTGTCCTTATTTTTACGACATGATGACCGTGGAAATAACAGGCACGCCGACGCTCGACAGCGTTATAACGGTTGCCGATTTAAAGAGCCATTTGCGTGTTGACCACAGCGACGAAGACACGTTGATTGAAGCGTACCGCGACGCGGCTATAAAGTGGATAGAAGATTACTGCAACACGCGGCTGGGCGACGTGACCGCCGTGGGCTACCTCGATTATTTCAAGCCGTCGCGTTTTCCGATTGGCCCAATTACGGCCATTAGTTCGGTGACGTACTTGGACACCAGCAACAGCACGCAGACGCTTGACACTGCTAAGTATTGGTACGACATCAAAACGAATGCCGCGCGCATCACGTTTGACCAAGTACCCGACACGTATGACGACGCTTACCACCGCGTACAGATTAATATGACGCTGGGATACGCAGAAGCTGACGTACCGGCGCCGATGCTTACCGCAATTCGTTGGATGGTAGCGCACCTTTACGAGCAGCGGCAACCCGTAGCCACAGGCACCACGGCCATAGAATTACCGATTGGATTGTACGCTATCCTGAACCCTTACCGCATCATTACCACGCCATGAGGATAGGCCAAAGCGACCGGCGCATAACGGTGGAACGATACACCACATCAACAAACGATTACGGCGAACGCGTACAGACGTGGGCGACGCTGCTGACCGTTTGGGCAGAGCTTATGAAAACGGGCGAAGGCATGACCGAGCGAATAACGACCGACCAAGATATGCCCGTGCAGCGGCTGCGGTTCAAGATTCGCAGCAGCAGCGACAGCCGAGGCATAAAAGCGGACGACCGCGTGCTATACAATTCGAAGTATTACAACATTCAAGGCATTGAAGAAATTGGCCGACAGGACCAGCTCGTTTTGCTTTGCCAAATTTCCGGCACGTGATACATATCCACGCACATACCACGCCGCTTGAAAAGCAGCTTGCTGAGTTGCGTAAACAGGTGAAAAATCCGAAAGTACAGAGACGGATTCACCGTGGTGCTGGCAACGTCATCAAAAAGGAAATGCTCGGCAATATAGCAGACGCCAACCAAGTTGTGCGCGTACGCAGGAAGTCGGGGCCTGACCTCGATATACCTGTAGGGACTATGCGGCGTTCAATCCGCGTGTGGTTGATTGACAAGCAGCAAACATCGTACTGGGTGGGGCCTCGTGTCGGTCGCAGGATGCCGATTGACCGTGACGGCTGGTGTGCAAACATAGTAGAAGGCGGTGACCAAAAGTTTGGCCAAGGACGGAACAAAGGCGTATTTAGAAAGTCGATAATGAACGCGACGCCGAAAGCGTACAAGAAAGTGGTGGACGGATATAACCGAGCAATAAAAAAAGCAGCGAAAGCAAAAGCAAAAAGGTCATGAATATAGGCAAAGCGATATACGGCATTTTAAGCGGTACGACGGCGGTAACCGACATCGTTGGCACCAAGATATTTCCAGAGATTGCCGAGCAAGAAACGGCGGTTCCTTTTGTGGTTTATCAGGTGCAAAGCGTGCAGCCTGAAGATACGCACGACGGACCGAGCAAGCTGGATGAAGTACGGGTTGAGGTGCTTTGTTATGATGACGCTTATAATGGCGCGGCCGATTTAGCGAGCGCGGTGCGCGGCGCTTTGGACCGCGTGCGCGGAACGTATAACGGCGTCAACGTGGAAAGCGTACAATTCAACGACGTCGATTTCGAAATAGAGTACGACCCACGCCGATACAGTCAGGTGCTTACGTTTACGTTTCGCATTAAACGCGATGACATTGAGATAGCATTAGGCACGCCAATCACCGGCGCGCAGCTTGGCGATTTGTCCGACGTCAATGTAACGGGCGTAACGGATAACCAAATACTCAGCTACGACGCAGCAAGCGAAACATGGGTGCCAGCTGCCGACGCGGGCGGCCCTGACGTACTGGACGACCTGAGCGACGTGGATACGGGCGAACCTGAAGATAACCAGATGCTGGCGTACCAACAAGGCACGTGGAGCGCGATTTATCAAGATGAAATCGTTTTGCCTATTGCAAGCGTCACGGGATTGCAGACCGAATTAAATACGATACCTGACGGGCTGGACGACCTCGATGACGTCAAGATAATCGGCACGCCAGCGGAAGGCGACGCGCTTGTATATCAGAGCGGCTTTTGGTCGCGCGGCACGGCGGGCGCTTCTACGTTGGGAGACCTCGACGACGTAAATACCACAGGCGCGGGCGTTGGTTCTACAATCGTTTACAACGGAAGCACGTGGGAAATTTCGGGCAGCGAATTACCGAGTGACGATATTTACTATCATAACCGTTACTTGACGGAAGCGGGCACGCTACGTTCAGGCGCTACGGAAACGGTTGAGCTGTACTATACGGCGCAGGCGGACGGCGACGGTTTAAGCGAATCGGCATCGAGCGACACGCCTACCAGCGGTTACGATATTCGGCGAAAGTTGTACTACGCTGAGAAGGCGCAGGCTGACCCTGACACGTCAGCCGATTGGACGCAGTTTACAGACATCGCCGATAACACTACGTTCGCAAATGCAAAGGCGGCTTTACTTGCTTACCTGAAAGAACGCACGGGGGGCACTGTTCCGATTAGCCTCAAAATGACGTGGGAGGAAGTAGCGCAAGCGCCCGCGTTTACGGGTCTTTTAAATGAGAGCTACGGAAGCGGAGCAGAAGCGGCGTACTCAACGCGAAGGCTAAACGGCAACGTTACCGAGTGCATGGTCATTCGCAGGGCTTCGGATTCGACGACTACTACCATAGGCTTCGACGGTTCAGGCAACATCGATGAGAGCGCGATAGAAACGTTTTGCACGGGTACGACGTGTACCGTGGTAACGTGGAAAGACCAAAGCGGAAACGGGAACGATGCGACGGCGGCTGCATCTACGAATGAACCCACGATTTACACGGGTGGCGCGTTGGTGAAGGACAACGGCAAGGTGGCGGTGAATATGGGCAGTAACGATTACTTCGATTTAGGTAGTTTGAGCGCGGCAAGCGGCGACAACGTTAGTTATTATTGGGTCGGTAATTGGGTCGGTGAAACAAGTAACAATAACAGATGGGTTTTGCACAGCGACAATTCGCCTAATTATTTAGTACCTATCGCTCTAGATGGCAACACATCTGCTGGCACTGCTGGACTTTCCAGTGTTACAGGTTATAAAGACGGAGCAAGCGTAGTTGTTGCCACTCGTGATAATGTACACGATGCGTTCACGAACGTTTACCATTTAGGCGAGATATACGGAACAACAACAACCGCGTTTTCAAATACGGATTTAGGCCGTTATACTGTTGGCGATAATTTTTATTTAAACGGAAACATTCAGGAATTCATCTTATATACATCCGACAAATCCAGCGTCCGCACATCCATCGAATCCAACATAGGCGACTACTTCACCCAAAACACGCCACTCCTCGACACGTACAGCGGGGCGGGGGCTGCTTATTCCTTGAGGCTTTTGGACTCTAGCTATGTTGGTTCAGCGGTAGAAGTTTACAACGGCTCGAGTTATGCGGACATCGGCTTCAACGTATTCGGCGAGTTGGATACGGTTGCACTTGCTGACCATTGCGGAAGTAACGACGGGTTCGTGAGTAAGTGGTACGACCAATCAGGAAACAGCAACACGGCGGCGCAAACGACGACGGCAGCAATGCCAAAAATTTACGACGGGACGACGGGCGTAATAACGGAGAACGGGAAGCCTGCGGTTGAGTTTGATGGGACGCAGTACTATCTTGAAGCTCCTGACTCAAGCACGTTAAGTTTTACAGACGGAGCGGGAACAGATAGTTATATATCGGCATTTGCTACTTTCAAACTGGATTCAGTAGCGACAAATTCAAGGGTTTTATTTTCCAAGGACAATGGCGCACCCAATCGTGAATATGCTTGGGGTTATTTCGGTTTCGAAGATGAAGCGAGATTTTTCTTAAAAAACCAAGGAGGTAACGACCAAATAAGCCAAGACGCAAAAACACCAACACAGTTAAATTTATATCAGGTCGGCGCGATGCTGTACAACGCAAGCGAAACAGCGACGGGAATAACGATGCACATAAATGGGTCAGCTTCAACAATGGGAGACACCGTTAGCCAAACTTACACAGGAATGTCAAACACGTCCGCACCTTTTCGAATTGGGGCACAGGTTGCTAGTAATTTCTTTAGTGGCACAGCGCAAGAAATTATCTTATATAACTCCGACCAATCCAGCAACCGCGCGAACATCGAGGACAACATAAACACCTTCTATTCAATCTACTGATGAACGGATATATCATCGTACTTCCAACCGCCACGCAGACAAGCGAAGCACGGGCAAAGCAAATAACGCGAGAACTCTACAACATCTCACGTCCCGTTCTCATTCAGGCAGAAGGCGAAAAGGCTTCAACCGTCTTCGGAATCGTTACGCACCCCGACGGAATCCAGAACGCTTTGCAGGTGGATACCGATTACATCATCCACGTACACGAAGCGGCGACGCTTGAGAAGTTGGTGGCTTGCTTCCCTGAACTCACCAATGACGAACGGTTCCAACTCAGCGCATACGTGCAGACAAACCACCGTTTTCCGTTTGCGCACATCATTCCAAGCACGACGACCGTGCGCGATTTCGAGGAAATGAAAACGCTGGGATGGTTTACCGATGAATTAGAAATTGACTAAATTGCAGCCATGAAGGTTACAATCCAAAAAGCGTGCAAGCTACACGGGAACAACTGGAAGAAAGGCGACACGCCAACAGTTACCACCGCTTTCGCTGAAGAGCTGAAGAAAAAAGGCTACTTAGACGCGCCAAAGAAAAAGACCGACGAAGAATCTAACGACATAACAGAAGAATAAAATGGCCATTTTTAACGGTACAGAATTAGGCGTATATATCGACAGCACGTTGATTGCAGCCGCCACCGATTGCTCATTATCCTTGAGCATGGAAACCATCGACATCACAACCAAAGACAGCGCCGGATGGCGTGAGCTTTTGGCCGGCACGCGTTCCGGTTCAATCAGCTGCAGCGGTTTGATTGATTACACCGATGCGTCAAACAAAGACACAACCGACTTGTTTGTGGCTTTTGAAAACCGCACCGCTTTGACGTTGGCGTTTCAAAAAGCAAACGAAGTGACGGGTGATTTGGCATTTACTTGCACGGGTTTCTTGACGAGCTTGGAACAGTCAGGCGGTACCGAGGACACAGCGACGTACAGCGCCACGTTTGAAATCAGCGGAGTAATTACCGACACTGCAGCTGCATGATAGAAGTAAACGGCACGGATTATCCAGTGCGCTATTCTATGAAGGCGCTGAAAAAGTTTGAACGCAAAGCGAAAGTAAATGTGTTCAGCTTATCGGACCCGTCGAAACTGAGCGCCGAGGCGTGCGCTTACCTTTGCTTCGTAGGCGTAGAATGCGGCTGCGATTTCGAAGGCGTGGAATTTACGATGGAGCTGGCAGAATTTGAGGAGCATATTACGCTGGCTC